GTCAATATTGTTGTACGCATCAGGATTTTCAGCACCATATTCCCGACCCGAGGTTTCTGCTTGATCGAGCAAGCGAGTTAAGGCATCTTCAGACTTTGCATAGTTCTGATTTTGTGCTGCATCACGCTCTGCATCTTCTCTATCCCAAACTTTTTGTCGAACGCGGTCTTGAAGATCAAACTTGTAGTTGTCCCAAGCGCTCTCATCAGAGTGTTGGCTGTATCGATGCTTATTCAGCTCATCGTCTACCCTTTCGAAGTCTTCGCTAGACAGCCAGAAAGTCTCGTCGCTGGGGCCGTGGTCAATCTCAGATGGGGTTTGAGTAAGCCCTAAGCGCTTGGCCATATCGGCGACCTGTGCTTCTGGCATCTCATCTGTTAAAAAGCCTTGCTCGGCATCCCCGAATTCGATCGCTTCTTTGAGTAGTGCTCTGAGTTGCCCAACAGTCATCACCAAAGTTTCGTTTTTCATTTCAGCCTCATCTTCCATTGTCTTGAGTCGCGTGTAGTAGTCGGGAATTTCAGTCAAGTGATCCATGGCAATTTCCATGGCAACAGCTTTGTCATTGGTGTGTTCCATCTCGACCTTGATGCCCATAGCAAGTTGTGCAGGATCAAAGTCTTCTGACTCTTTGTCGTCAGCCAGGCCACCGGGAAGAATGTCTACACGTGCTTCTTCTCGAATGATTTTTCGAAGGGCTTGTTTGGTGAGTTTCACGTACACTTCTCCAGTACTCTGCAAGATTAAGTATTCAGCATGAGAGTTAATGTAAGGCGAGTTCTGAAGTTATAGGTGATGCCTGGCAGGGTTGCTGGGTGCTATTCTGGAGGCTGATTTACTGGTAAGCATGCAAATTTCAAAGCAGATGTGGTAGAATATAGCATAACCTACAGAACTTGGCTCACATGAACATCTTTTTTCTCGATTCGGATCCCGAAAAAGCTGCTCACTTTCATTGCGACAAGCATGTCGTCAAGATGATTGTTGAAACAGCACAAATGCTTTCCACGGCGCATTGGATGACTGGAGGCGAAGGCCCATATCGCAAGACACACGCCAATCACCCGTCTGCTAAGTGGGCTCGAGCATCGCTGGCTAACTATCGCTGGCTATCTCAACTTGGCTTAGAGCTATGTTACGAATACACTCGGCGCTATCCTCGTCGACATGCTACGCAGGATAAACTGGAGTGGCTCGCGGTCAATGTCCCTAATTTACCCGATCTCTCATTTGTAGATCCACCACAATGTATGCCGGATGACGTTAAGTGTGACGATACAGTCGAAGCCTATCGTGCATATTATCATCGCCACAAGGCGTACATGGCCAAGTGGCGACATTGTGATGAGCCATCGTGGTGGCAACCTAGAGCTTAAGTGTCAACACACGATTTCGACAGCCATAAATTCTAACGACACCTGCTTCAGCAGCTACATCTCGTTCTGTCATATTTCGAGATCGATTAGCACGATACCGGAATCGATCGTATCGTTTTGATTTGTCTGTCCACCAAAAGCGAATATCTGTAGTAGAGTGCTTCAAGAATCCCACCTTTTCATAAGAACCGCCACGTCCATGTCGAAGATCAGCGTAAGAAACCAAGCCCAGCTTTTGCTGATCTCGTGCCCATTTTTTCGCGACAGACACTAAGCGCCCAACAGCGCCAGGAACTGAATGATTAAGTGCCGATGCGCATCGTGCGACTTCAGACCAACCCATGTAGCGTTTATGAAAGGGCACCCGAAGAGACAAAGCAGATACAATATTACCTGATGAATCTCGAAGCCCCCAGGCTATTGTACTTCTAACGTCTCCGTCAAGGTGCGACTTTTCAAAAAATGCTTTTCTTTCTGCGGGAGACAACTGCACGACCTTACAATTTCGTGCGAATATTCGGGTATGCGATGCCCCTAGTCGCGATCTAATCATTGATTCTACGATAGGACGCTTGTCGCCTCGCCATTCGTCTCCGAATACATGAAATAAAGTCACGCCATTCTCACGACAACGTCGCGTTTTTTCATCGTGATAGTCTTTAGGAACATCGACTTCTGTATGAAATGTGAGCCCGTTGAATTCTACAGCAAAGTTACGAGAAGGAACGTAAATGTCAAGCTCTTTTGGCGAAATGAGCTTTCGATCTGATAGTAATACGGATTCATTACCCACAAGTTCTGAAATGAAATTGTAGATCTCAAGTTGATTGTAGGAAGCTGTTGGGTGACACACGATGCACTTGGGCGTATCTTCAATGTTCTTAAGCGTTTTTTCCCATATAGCATTACACACATTGCAACTGAATCGAAGCAGCGTTGTTTGTCGTGTCTTGTACTCTCGAAGATCGCTCAAAATTTCAAGATCTAGCGGAAGATTTTCTATTCTTCTCTGTACTTCGCCAATAGACAATCGTTTCGAAATAGAAAGCCGATCACAAGCAATTTTATGCTTGTCAGGATTTTGTTTTTGCCAAGACAGCATGCCATCAGCGTAGCTTTCTCGAATTGTCTCGCTTGCTTGAGCATGCATATTTTTAACACGCTCATCTGCGTGATTCGATAATCCTTTATTCCACACTTTATATTTTCCAGACCGATAACCCTGTCTTCTTGCGTCGGCTGCCTTTCTTTGACTAGATTCTTGTTTAAAGGCACCAGCAATAGTTGGATCATCTGATCTTGCATTGTGCCCACGAAGGAAGTTACCTGAGAATCCTTCTTTCCAATTGATCCACGTCGTTCTCATGCCACAACCGCATGGGCACAAGATTAACGAATTGTCGCCACCCAAAACCAGATCGATATAAGCATCAGGAATCGATTCTATGCCATGCTCAATTTTGAGATGCTTTTCAAGCCTGCCATATGTCGAACTGTACTCACAGAGTGGGCACTTGCATTTTGCCATACTTTTTACCTCGCTATACAAATATATCGTGCAGCGAGGTAAAGTTTAACGATTCAGTAAGCTAGTATTGTAGCACAGCATTATCAAATCTGATCGAAAGTTCGATCTCGACAGCATCGCTAGAAGCATAATCAAGATCGTTAAAGTTCGCAGAAATGATCATGGCACCCTTAACGTCCCACAATTCTACAACTGTGCCAATGGGATCCAGAAGTTTCAGCTGAATGTCACGCTTGTAGAAGTCCGCGTAACCAGAGCGAGCACTGACGGATTCGTAATGTAGTCGAATCCATTCCATAACCTGCTGGGCGCCTGCCGGAGCAATCGGGTCATAGAGTGTCAATGACAACTCGCCGAACTCCATCTTGCCAGCCAAGTAGCGCTTAGCATTGATCCAGTCGATTGTAATGGGCTCGAAGGACATCTCAGGGCGAGCTGCCGTCTTCATCAAGAAAGCGTCGATTCCTTCAATTTGCAGAATCCACCTAAACTTCCTTTTCGGCTCAAACTTATTAGGTAGCATATCCGTGACGGCAAGTGTTTCAGCCATTTGAGTCTCCCTGACGTAAAATCATCATCATTCTTAAGTATCTATTCATGAGGTTTGCTGACTATCAAGCTTCATTAGATCACAGCGCCTGCGTTGGTAATAACGAAGTCGAGTGACACGAACTCAGCAGTTCTGGTCGGCTGGAGGTAGATAATTCCACGAACTGTGTTGTTCTCTACGTCAGCCTGAGTTGTGGTGGTCGTGTCGATCTTGACCATGAAGCGCTCGACACCCTGGAGCTCTTGGATTCTTTGCAGTTTCGGACGAACCAGAGCTTCGAAGCTTGCTAGCGTAGAGTCTCGGTTGGGCTCAAAGATGATTCGATTTGCCAGGGACTTGACGTCGCGGCGAATCTCAATCAGCAATCGTCTAACGTTGACACGATCCAGGGAGCTCTGTGTAGCTTGAAGTGTCTTCTGACCCCAAACAACCGGCCCATCTTGACCTGGGAAGGCCACGATTGGGTTGATTCGAGCGTCATACAGCACGTCAAGATTGTTGCGACCCAGTGTTAGTGCCGTTCTAGACGCTGTTGTCAAGCCGCGAGTGAAGCCTGCTGGTGCAAACCACGGGTACGCGACCTTGTCGTTCAAAGCTAGAGCGCCTAGAACAGGAACTGACGGCGGAACCTGGACGTTTGTCTGGGTGAAGGGATCAGCCACAACCACATCAGGGAAGTATGCTGCTGCAAAGTTCGAATCGAGATTACGACCCGTGAAGGCTGCTACAGTATTTGTGACGCTGATGGTCTGGACTGCCGACGATGTGACTACAGTATCGACCGAATCTCTCTCTTCAACGTCCATGATGTACATGGCATCAAATCGCGATTCGACAGTATCGATTGCTTTGTCAGTCACTACTTCGTGACGAATACCCGGAATGGCCAGAAGCTTAATGTCGACCTCTGATGTTTGTGCCATGATGTCCAGTGCGCGCTTGTATGACATGACAGTTGGTCCATCATCTTGACCCTGGTTAGGGTCGTCCATTTCAAGCTTGACTGCAGTATTCGTCAAGTTGGACTTTTCGGTGTCAAAAATGTTGACGCCGTCAAATCCACCCTGGATGAAGAAGGAGAACTTGGTGTAAGCTCTGGCAGACAGGTCGCCAAAGTCGGTTGCAACACTTAGGCCGCGAGTCTTGGCGGTCTCATCAGCGACGATATTTCCCTGACGGACATACGAAGCACTTGCCCATTCCTTGTAGTCGGCGATTCCACTTGACCCTGTTCGAACCTGGACATTCTCCAGACTGAAGAGGTTGTTGTTGAAACGATCGGCGTCCAGAATTGTGCCTGTTGCATCAGGTACGCCCTCATTGCCACCGACCCACGGATTTTGCCAGGCTGTATGGAACTTCGGGAAGTACTTAGTCATTGACGTAATCGTATCATCTGGAATCAGCGACGCATTGGGCTCACTCAGACTATTTCTGCGCTGGAACTGAATGCCCCAGTAGAAGTTACGATTTGCAACCCTTCGAGGATCTACGCCCGTTGTGATATTCTGACGCATAGGAACAGGAGGCTCAACGAGACGACGATGTGACTCCTCTTCTCCGGCAACAAAATGATATGAGCTTGATGCTGCTGTCATAATGTCACTACCGGACGTGACCAAGTGATATGGACCTCGGAAGCCCACAGGAAGTGCTGATTCGTCGATCTCGGCATCATTGACAGATGAGTTCATTTCGACACGAATCAAGTTGGACAGATTCGCAAAGCTGCCTTCGAGGACGAGCTTTTGTGAATCAGCGTTCTTGTCAAAGTTCCAGTACCAATGCTGATCACCAATAATCTTGGCAACATAGCGATCGGAGCTTGGATTCAAGCTAAGCTTGAGGAATTGCTCAAGAATCTCAGGATCATCATCAGTATCGTCGAACGATCTGACTAGCAAGTCGAATGTTCCGTACAAATCTGTTTCTGATGTTGACTTGGCTACGTTGCGAATCGAAATCTTGTACTGATCGTTTGAATACTGTCCATCCGACAGTGCATGCACACGGAAAAGATTGACAGGAGAGCCACCAAACTTCTGTGAGGTAACGTATGGAGACTGTGGCGTTCGATAGCGATCTTCGTATGACTCAAAGTTAGGAATCGTAGATGAACCGATATTTTGGGCCAAGCTTGATGTCAAGATGAAAGCACAAGGCTCACCATTCGCCCAAGTTCCCGGCGCTATAATTCCTGTGCCCGTAACATGAGCAAGAGAAGAATTGATATCATAGCGTGTGTAAAGACAGTGACCAGCATTCTCGATAAGCTCTGGATCAGAGTTCAGAACTGTTCCAATATAGTTGGGTGCTTCCATGTCGAAAGAAGCTGAAATTACGTTTGGATAGTTGGCAGTTGCGATGTGACCATTCAGCAATAGCACAAAGTTTTGCTGAGCTGAACTTAGGTCGACTGTTCCTGTCAAATAACCTGTAGGACCTGCTGCCGTAGCAGGAACTGTATTTGATGGGGGCGTTGATGTATTTAGAGGGCCCACTATGCTACTTGATAGCATTGGCACAACACCTGACGGTGCCATCAAGACGCCTCTCAAGATCGGATGTGCTCTTGAATCGTTTTGAATTCCTGCGGATGAGAAAACATCAGAACCGGCGGATTCCGACATGAAGGCACCCAAAAAATGTGCGCGACCAGGGATACCAAGGTCAACAGCATAAGGATTACGCCCAACAAGGCCCGAATCTTGAACTTGCTCAGATCCAACAATGAATCCAGCATTGGACACTTTGCCTGTGTTGTTTCCTGATGATGTTCGCTTGGTTCCGTCGCCAGCACCCAAAACTCGCAAATACGTTGCTGAATTTGCATATGTCAGCCACTCAAATACTGCCAGAGGACCAAACTTCTCGCCGTCTGATTCACCGAACTTTGCAACAAAGTCTTTGTTTCTACCGATTGTAACGGGAACAAATGCAGGCCCCTGGTTAGCAGTACCAATAATGCCCGCAGGAATTCCAGTAGGCGTTGCGTTTGCAGGACCAGTTAGATCGATTTCACGAGCACCTACACCGGCGCTTCGAAAGGTCAGCTCAGCCATGTTTAATGTCTCCTAAGTACGGAAGTACGTATTTCCTACCCAAAGCTTACTCCCGAGTTCGTTATAACGAAATCGATAGCAACGAATTCAATTGTTCTAGTCGGAACAACGGCAATCTGTCCATTTAGACGATTTGCTTCGATATCTTCTTGTGTGTTGTTGCTAGAATCCATTGTAATGCTAAACGACTCGATACCTGATTGTAGCTGGACGAGAGCAAGTAGTGGTGTGATTTGTGACACGAAGCTTTTTCGAGTTTGAGCATTGTTTTGCTCGAATGCGAAGCGTCTTGCAACGTCACCAATCAAACGCTTGATCTCCAGAAGTAGACGACGAACGTTGACGCGATCAAGTGCTGATTTTGCCTGCTGAAGAGTCTTCTGCCCGAAGATGACGAAGCCCTCTCTTGGGAAAGTAGCAATCGGGTTGATTCGGGCATCGTACAATACATCTCTGTCGTTTGCTGTTAGGCGAACGCTTACGTTTTGCACGAAGTCCAGACTTCCACGATTGAAACCCGCCGGCGCGAACCATGGGTAGCTACTCTTGTCATTGTAAGCCAGCGCTGCCATTCCAGCTACTGATGCCGGGACAGTGACTCTTCGTGTATTCACAGCATCATCAATCTGAACGTCTGGGAAGTACACTGCAGAATAGTTGTTATCAACTGCACGGCTATCGAACTCTTCAGCGGTCCGCTCAGGATCGGGCTGCGCTGTGCTGTCGTCAAATAGCCTGCTGCCATCTTCGTCATATTCTGCGACGTCCATCAAGTAGATTGCCAGACTGTACTCACGTGTTTGTGTTGCAGCGTAATCTGTGACGAAGGAGTCACGAATTCCTGGAATTGCAAGGATGTTAATGTTGGACACAAAAGGATCCGTCATTAATCTTGCGGCAGACTTGTAAGCAAAGACTGTCGAGTTGTCCTTACCCTCACCAGCAACATTAGTCAGCAATCCAGGCGAAACAAACGAAGAAGCTGCGCCGCCTCCTGCATCGCTGGAAGCTGCACGATCATTCATTCTTGCAGCGTTCCTGTCAAGAATGTTAAAGCCGTCAAATCCGCCATACAAGAACGTACTGAACTTGGCGTAACTGGCGAATCGATTGAAGTCGATTGACGATGTATGATTGATCAGCGAAGCAAAGGTAATTCGATTTGCCAAGATGCCGTCAGACAGCGTGTAATCGATTGGATTGACTGTAGCATTTCGAATGAATGCCATCTCTCGAACATGTTCTTTGACACCGCCTGTCAAATCAGTAATCGCACCATTGCTGAATGCGACGTGTGACAATGTGAATTTATTGTTCAAGAAAGCGTCGGCGCCCGAGCCCGTTACCAGAGCGTCAAGCTTTTTAATGCCCAGGAACTTGGTGTATGCCGAAACTAGCGGGTTTTGTGCTGAACTTGCATTCGTATTGTAGATAGCATTGGTCACCGTTCCCGTTAGCGGCATCCTTTCGAACTTAACACCCCAGTGATAGCGACCGTCAACAATTTCTGACACGCCAGGATCGCCACTAAAAGTGCCAACTGGGTTGAGCTGGCCCTTCGTCACCTTGAATCGCATTGGAATAGGTGGTACGATAGAGCCTGTCAAATCAGAGTTTCCGGCATGGACCATGCTCAGTCGAAGATGACCAGTCTCACCCAGCGCAAGAGCTCTTGTTTCACTATCAGTAAGTGAATCATTAGTCTTAAGAGCTTCAACGCCACGGAATCCGAACGGAAGTGCCTTATCTGGAACTTGTCCGCGTGCAATGCTAGGATTCATTACAACTCTAACATACGCAGACCTGTTCGGGTATAGTCCATTGACGATAAGGCGACGCTCATCATCATCAGTTGCATCGAAGCTGAAGTACACACTCTTGTCGCCGATTGACTTAGCAATGTAGTTCTCAGCATTCGGGTCCAGCGAAACCTTCGGGAATGATTCTAGAACTGTCGGATTTGTGTCTTCATCGTCGAAAGCACGGATATTGACAGTGAATGTACCGTATTCATCCGCAGGATTTGTCGATGCACGTAGATCGCGAATCGAAATCTTCAGCTTGGTATTTGCGTATGCACCGTCATCAAGCGATTCAAAGTGGAACAGATCAAACTCTGTTGCTCCAAAGGGTTGAGAGATGAAGCTCGGTGACGATGGGGTTGTGTATCGAGTATCAAATCGACCATACAATGCCCTGAATTTCTGAGTATTATCACCAGAATCTTCTGATAAACCGTCTGAGCCCGACGCGATGCCCACTGCTGCAGCTGTTGTTGCAACACTTGCCAATTCATCTTCGATTGCGAAATCTGCATACAGATAGTGCTCATAATCGATGAATCGCTCAGGATCTGTATTCAGAATCTTGGCGACATAATTGTCAGAATTGGGGTTTAGGGACGCAGTCAAAATGCGAACGCTCGGGAGGCCATCAGTTGTTGCAAAGGCTCCCGCTGACGACGAAATGACAAGTTTGAACTCATCATTTGTCAATGTAGCAACGTCATCAACAGTATTTGAGAAGGCTTCGCCTGTACCGTTGAGGACCATGATGCGTGTTCCGCTAGGCACAAGAACCATAGCGCGAACCAAGTTCACATAGTTGGTTGTTGACAATGAAAAACTATCATTGTCTGTCAACATTGCAGGATAGCCCATTGCCTCTGTAGCAGGCACTAGATGTTTTGCAACGATAAATTGGGTCACGCCCTTGAAGCGCCCGAGTCCATCATTCGAATCAGAACCATCAATCACAAAGCCTGCATTTTTGACAGTACCTTCGACTCGTGTGGTCTCAATATCGTCTGTGGTATCATTCGATCCGGCACCCAAGACTCGCATGTAGGTCACAGCCGAACGATGCTTCAGAAATTCATTGACAGCATAAGGTCCGAACTTTTTGGGGTCGAGTGTGCCAAACTTGGATTCAAAATCAGGCATTGAGCCGACAGTTACAGGAACGAACGCGGGCCCCTTCATCGAAGTACCAACAACACCAGCTGGAACACCAACGGGAGATTGCTGTCTTTGTGTCTGATCGATCTCTTGCTGGAAAAAACCAGGAGAGCGGAATGTTTGCTCAGCCATAGAGCGTACTCCTTCTAAGTGTCAAAACTGACTCTAACAATACATATCGTCTCTAAGCTCAACTTTCAATCAAGGAGTAGCTTGTCTAAGTCCGTAAGTCGAGCAACAACTTCACCTACTCTTTGATTCCGCGTTAAGATTCGAGTATACGTCGGAGATTCTTCTCCCGTAAACGGATCTTCAACGGTAGTTTCTACTTTATACGGCGAATGATTTCTACCGACAATGGGTTCACCCTGCTTGTCAAGCTCCGAAATATCAGACAGCGTAAAAGGATCTGGGTCACCTGAGCCAGCTCCCAGCGGGCGTGGACTGATGATTGTGCCTCGAGACTCCTTGATTCCAAAAGAAACCTGCGGTGACGACAGATACTTTCGGAAAGGATTAGGCTGTCCAGCGTGTTGTGTCGCGATAACGTAACCCGTCGTTTGAACTGTAAAGGTATGCTTGACGATACGCTCAGTCATAGCATAATCTTTGAAGTTGTCGCTTGCCTGAATATTGTCGTCGATGAATGCTTCGAACCAGTAGCCCTTTGGGCTTACGATGCGAAAATGATTATGCTGAATATTGTAAGCCATCATCATTTGTTCAATCAGGCCATTCATGTGTTGAATGTGCTGAGTCCAGAATGTAATGTCATACGTTGCACGGAAGAATTGCGGATATGGAATCGAAATGATCTCAAAAATATTGTCGCCCAAGTCCGCATCCAAAAGATGCCCTGATTCACGCAAATCAAAACGTGCTCCAGTGGCTCGACGAGTAGCTAGGGTTCCCGGGTTGTTCCCTTGTGGGGGAGATGATCTCATTCGATTGTTTTCTGATGCAACGTCTTCCTGATTTTCGAGAGCAAGTTTATTTTTGAGGCGCTGATAGTCACGATCTTTGGCGCTCAAACGTCGCTTGATTGTCAAGGTACCCGTGTCTTGGCCCAGACCGCGGCCTAAGCCACCCAAATTGGGCGACTGATCAATGGCGCTTCTGTAAATTGAAATCAACGGAAGAATCAATGTGCCATTCTTGTCTCGAATCGGATCTTTGCGCTTGATCATAGCGAATCGCTCACCACCCGCAAAAATTACAGGTACGTCGTGCACCTTACCGTGATATTCAACTGAGAATCCGATCTCGCTATTGAACTTATTGAACAAAGCTTCGTCGACATCTTCAATTCCGCAAGATGGAATCGAAAAGTCATCAGGTATGTTGGTACCTTCGTAGCCGTCGCCAATACGCTCTGTCGGATCGAACAAATTTTCTGTAGTCATGTTTAATCCTGATCATCATCGAAACCAGGCTTGGCTGAGGAGCCCGATACGTGAGTAATTTGAGATGGGCCTGTAAGCGGTGCGTCCAGGATTCCTTGTGCCTGCAGGTCGCGTAGGTCGCCAGTAGGCCCTTCCTGATTGTCAGTGTAACCACGTTGCTGGAAGAACTCGTCTTGGATAGCATCTTCATCGGAATACGTTTCGTCTGTCGGTCCCTTGAGGGACGTGACAAAGTTACCCATGCGTGCTTCCTTACCTACGAGTTGAATGCCTCCGGAGTATTCGATTTGACCGTAAATGTTTGCTGTACGCCGGACGGCAGTAATCTCAAAGAATTGGGAACCGAAACTGAAGAAATCGCCTTCAGACACCGCGACTTCATCATCATACATGTCTCTCGGAATTAGCAAAGCAGTAACTGATGTGTACTCCTCCGACCCAAACTCGTTGGTTCGAATATCTTGAGGTTCCCACTCCACTCGAGCATCAAGACGAATAGGCTTTTCAAAAATCTTGTTGGGTGCCTCTTTATAGATGGGATGAATCTTCGTCTTGATTTCAGAAATTGAATACAAATAAACAGTCTGGCCCACAACATCTTTGACAAGTTCTTTAGATATGTCAGTGATGAAGTCGATTTCACGTGGTGTCACAAAAAGTCTAGCCACAATTCACCCACTTAGTGATGCTTTTTACATCAAAACCTTTGAGGTCACTATCTGTGATCCTAAGTAGGCGCATTCCCTGCTCTTTAAACCAGAGATCTTGAGCACGATCGCGAAGATAGACACGATAAATGCTCTCATCTCTAAGAACCTTGAACTTCTTGATCTCCTCAAGTGGGCGATCTAGCCCATGCCAGTAAACACCGTCCATCTGGATGTAAGTGTCGATGCTTTTGACGTAAAAGTCGATTACTCGTCGGTTCATTCGTACTTGCCGAACAATATCAGCAATACCAAAATACTCAACTAGACAAGCGTATAATAATTCTTCGGGCTTCGAGGTTCTATATGTGCAATTTCTCTTCATCGTCTCGTGCTTCTTTCTCTTGACTTCATCTCGCTGAGATGGGTTGTCGACACCCCAGCGCTTGTGATGAGCAACTCGACGACGTTCAAGCACTTCTTCATTTTGTGTTGGCGCAACTGTACCATATCGTTCTTGACAAGTGCGCTTTGTCCGACTCTTCACCTTTTCATTTTGTTGAGGCCTGCGTGTTCCATATTTTTGCCTCGATGTTGTCTCAACTTTTTTTTGAACTTCTTCGTGGCTAAGAGGGTGGCCGCCATAACGCTTTTCCCATACTTGTCGTGTCTTCTCTTGTGTCTTGGCAGTTCGAGCAGGGATTCGATTGCCATAGCGCTCTAAGCATGTCTGCTCTTTTTTCTCTCGCACACGACCTGATGCGTGTGATTTTCCTAAACACCCGCGTGAGCAAAAATGTGTATCTTGTTGTTCAAGTCGTGACGTAAACTTTCGCTCATATTCTTTGCTGCATTCATCGCATTGCAGCGCGAGCCACGTTGTGCTTCCTCTTTTTCCTTTTCCGATGACCATATTTCGCCCTCATCGGATAAATTTTGAAAAATTACCCGATCATTATAGCAGCACCATTGGGAATGGGAGACAATCTCAATTGTTTTTGAATTGCTTCAGCTCGATCTGCTTCCATAATAACTATGCGATCATAAGTCAAACTTTCTAGCATCTCTCGCAACTCAGTTCGCAACTTATCCATGTCTTCTCGGCCTTGGGATACGAGATCAGTTCCGTTCAAAGTCAGATCACTTCCTGGAATCGGAATATTCGCAAACTTAGATCGAATCAATCCCAACATTTCTTTAGACGCTGCAAGTGTATACTGACGAATCCACTGGCGTGCAATGCTGTTGATCTTGCCGTACTCCAGGTTTCCGAAAGGAACATTTGACATGTTTGACACGCCGTAGATTGTGTTATCAGGAATCGAAGAACTGAGTGGGTTCGAATGGTACTGAATACGCAAGAACAGCTTGTCTCGATTCTCACCAGATGGGGTAGGATAGATTCGAATGTTTCTTCCGGAAATCTTGTACGAGTAGTTGGATCGTCTGACTCGCTGAGATAGATCTAGCTGTCCTGCGCGAAGAATGTCCTCGAAAACAGGAAGAACATAGAAGATCGTCTCAGGAGTAAAGGACTCGAATGAGAATTCGTTGTTCAGATAGTTGACTGCCGACGTTGTGTCGAAGAAACGATATGCTGCGTTGGGAGAGAAGTGAAAGACTTCCCGAATCTTCATCTTTCCCTGCGGATCGTTGTTTGGACTGTCAAACAAGGGCGTGCCACCCAAGTCAACCAATTCAGTGTACAAGTCGTAATCTTGCCGACCTGATTCTAGCTCAATCGATCCAGAGTAGCTGTTGTATGAGCCTCCAAGGCCTGCTTCGACGGCATACGGCTCAGCAAAGCGTAGCAGATACTCAAGGTTCTCTCTTGGAAAAGTCTGCTCTGAACCTGATATGCTACCCGTTGACTGACCCAGCCAATTATTGAGTTGTGACTTTACTTGAAACTCATTCACATGGCGAGAGTACTCAAGCGTTGCCTCTTCAAAGCCCGCCCAGATTTGCTTTCGTGTGAGCTCAACACTAAGAACATCATCGCCCAGCTTACGCTTGACGAATGTCACCATTGCGTCGGCTTCTACTTGGAATGCGGTGTCCGCATCAAAGAAAGCAAAGGGCGTTGGGCTTGTTGTATTTACAAATGATGGCACGATTCATCTCCACTTTCTTTCTACGATGTAACTATCTTCGAGAAAGGCAATGCCTCATTTAGCAAATGCTCGTCGAGCACTCTCTTGGAGTGCTCGAATACTAAGTGCTTGAATTGTTATGATCTAGCGATGCAGTCTAAGAAGCTAGACAGCGCCATCAAGGACGCACGAACCACTTGCACCCAAGACAAGATAGCGATAACCATCTGATTTGAAAACGATGCTGTCGTAAACGTCGCCAGGTGTTGTCACTCGAGTGCCCGAGCCTACTGTCTGTGCATTAGAAATTGCATTGTACGGAACTTCAGAGCATGTGATCATATGATCTTGTGTCTGAGTTGCTAAGAAAATGTATTCCGCGCCTGGAATATTATTTGGATCCTGCAATGATGCAGTTACTGCTTGACCAGGTCCGCCAGAAGTATCTAGAGTGTAAACCCCTGGATCAAGTAGTCCCGTCTGTCCCGGACTGTCAAGACTGTTTTCAATGCAGGCATAACCTTGTGACGATCTAACAGCGCCCTTGAAATCTACATTGTCATTGAACTCCACCGGAGTATAAAACGACGTGTCATCTTTGAACTCCGCCGGAGCATAAAACGACGTGTTGTCATTGAACTCCGCCGGAGCATCAAACGACGAAGAGTTTGCAAAATCTACTGTTCCACTGAATGTGTAATCACCATCATAAACGGCGTCACCCTCTTCTACAACGGTCGATGTAAAAGATGCTGTTTGTGAAAAGGTAACAGGCAGATTAATCTCAACACCCGTACCGGGAACTATGACTACGCCTCTTTCATCAATAATGGTCTTGGGCATTTCTTCTCCTTGAAGTGAACGAATATACCTATCTAGTTGTCGATCTTAACTATCGATTTTAGGTGCAAATTTCTTTCGCAACGATGATTTTAACAATCAAATCACTGAGCCTGTTATAGAGTTGTCACTCTAGTGAAGGTCACACTTCGCCCACGAATAAGAACACTAGACGCGGTTACTTGGGCCTTTACTGTAATGACTTCGGCGCCAGTAACGGTAACTTGAGACTGAATGCTCACAGATCCATATGAACCGCTTTTCATTGTTCGCCTTCTAGAATTCCCGACGGCAACAGCGTCCTTATAAATTTGCCACAACATGTCTGCTTTTCCGCCGCCCTGAATCTCGGCCTCGAACATGATGTTGTATGTTCCCGCTGGTGGAGTGTACGTCATGCTTGTAATTGTGGTGGGCGATGTGGCGCTCAAGGTTTGTAATGTTGCTGTCTCAATGATGTGGCTACTGGGTGGAGGAACAACCTCGTTCTTCCAAAGTCCAGAGCCTGCGTCATATGTGAGGACTTCACCGTCCGCTACACCGCTAATCAAGACATTGTGGAGCTCCTCGAGGCGTGGATAGTTGAGCGGAGCAACAAGAATAATTCCATTGATAGCATTATTATTGAGCACCATACCGACACGGACTGCGTGCGAAGGAGAAGGAGGCAAAACATTCGTCATGTCGCCAGCTGTAGACGATACCCAAAGGTAATCACCAGGATTCCAAGTTTCTCCTCCGTTTCCAGATGCATCGATATCACGAACAAGACCCAAAATTGTTACTGTGCCGTCTACACCGTTTGCTACATTCTGTGTGAGCACGCCAAGTGTAGGCTCAGATGTAGCGCTAGCATCAGCATCTGCATAAGCAATCGTTGGTCGATTTGCCGCTGCTCCAGAGACATATACTACCTTACCATCAGAGAGCGGCCCTCCTGTATTGTTGCGTGCTCGGACGTATGACTCTTGTCCGATTTGAAGTGTTGAGTTGCCCTCAACATGCACGTTGAGTGTTCGATCCGATGTGTCATAGAAGACTCGTCCCTCGGCATGTGCCGGGGCAACAACTGGTGTATAGTCCACATAGTCAGATACTGCTGGAGCGTCTAATGTTTTGTTGGTGAGCGTTTGTGTGGCAGTAGTTCCTACGAGAGTCTTACGAGTTGCACCGTCACCAACCGTCAACACATCATCATCAGAGTCCCAAACTACTTCACCTTCACCAGTTTGTGTTGGTGTTGCAGATGTCGGGAGCTTGATCCCGCCACCCGATGCATCGAGCACGCCAGTAAAGCTATTTCGTGCTGCATTTCCAGTCTTGTCGAGATATCTGGAGTGGTCATCGTCACCTAAGCCGAGAAGGCTGCCGTGATCAGTGGCAGGAGCTCCCGCTCCTGGTCCAGTAACTCCAATCGACGGCCTCTCGTCTGTAATGTCTGCAACTGTCCCACCACCTTGCTCGATCACAGTGCCAGCAAGAACAAGTGCAAGGTCACCCACCTGGAATAGTGCAGGTGGAACGGGAAGAGAGGCTGCTGTAGCAAGAATTTGCGAAGCATATGTCGCCTGAGCATAGACGTAATGGTACGTCTCCGTCCCGTCAACTGTTACATAAATGCTGTCTTTCTTCCATTCTCCTGCAGGAATGGCCTGAAGTGTGCCGCTGTTGTCATCGTAGAAACCGTCGTCTGCATCTCCCGTTGAAAATTTCCAGCCAAGCACGGGATCTCTGTACCAGCGCGTGAGTATTGCGGATGCCTCACCAGCCGTAGAGACGTCTTCATTTGGCGAAGAATACGATCCCGCTCCAATGCTAAGCACCAAGCCGGCATTTGTTACATCCATTCCCGAGAGCCAGAGAAGCCCTGTGTTTCCTTTAATCCAGTTGTAAAGACGAAGGGAGGAATGATCAATGAAAACCTGATCTGGAACTATGAATACTATACTTGCAGTGGTGGCACGGCCAGCATATAGTGTAATATTTGTAAGCGTTGACCCTTGCGTGCTGTCTACATTGACTGTACCATCAGAGTCTACATAAATGTAAAAGTCAGCGTCGGCGGGAATAGCTACAGTCTCTGCGTCCCACTCCACTTTGACAACACCTGTGCCAGTATTGACAAAACCGTCTCCCGCAGGGACGTCGACAAATAAGCCGCCAGGAAGTGACACAGAGCCGATTGTAACGAGACCAGTCAGGAACGTGGCACGACTGTAACTACTCAGCGGTACCTGTTCAGCAGGATCTGCGCCCAACCAGAACTCGCCGATAGCTGTCGGCCCTGGTCTAGAGGCAACATCTGATGCCTCATAAATTCCAGTAAGTGTCGCTGCTGCCCCCTTGACTAGTTTGTCATCATCAAAGTAGATGTCGTTTATGAAACCGTAGACATTGCTGGCATTTGCTAGACTCAAGTGAGTACCAGCAACATTCGTCATCTGTGATGATCCAATCGAAAGCTGACCACCAGTCCCGAGGACGAACCAGCCCTCAGCGCATCCATCGACACGCATGAGTTGCAACTCCATCTCTGCTGTATTTGAGACTTCGGCAGTTCTTGTAGTATTGGTTCCGCCCAAACTAACAGTGAACATCCGGAGAATCGAGCCAGCTCCATCAGCTTGCGCAAATGTTCCGCATGTTACGGCACCTGTCTGAACTGCTCCTGTGACGAGCATTCGACCACCGCTGGATACTCGATAGGCAACTTCTACTGAGCCGCCTGACATGTGAGGATCACGAATAAACACAGATGGGTTTGGAATGCCTGCTTCGCTCCAGTAGCCGTAATAGCAATCTCTCACATTGCAATCATGAAGCTCACAATCCTGGATGCCATTTGGGAAGTAGAAACCTGCTGAGCCGACGCCAGTGGCGTTTTGAACCTGGAGTCCGTGGACTTCTGTATCAGTTCCACCAATAATGGCATGTTGACCTACACCTGTGTTGGCGCAGATCATCCGGGTAACCTCGTGACTTCCAGGGCAGGTGACTGATACGTAATCGGGAATGGTCAGTGGGTTGTTTTCGGTATAATCACCCGGATAGATCACCACAGTCATGCGATTGTTGGTGGTCGCTAAAGTGGCAGCATATGCAAATGCGTCCTCAATAGAGTCGTATTGCTTGCCGTCCAAGTCAACAGTAATTGTATTAGCGGGATCTGCAAGAGTACCCAGGTCGATTCCGTTAATCGTTCCAACATTTGTCAGATCTTGATCCCCAAAATCTACTGGAGTCTGGATACCCAATCCTTGGCCAGGGAAGCAAACGACGCCTCGACTATCAATTACCGTTCTTACGCTTCCCATATAAACACCCCGATGCTAAATCGCTGTACGTGTCTATATATGTTGTCCCAGGGCTAGTGCTCCTCCACTACAATGTAAACCTTTACGGGATTTTTGCCACATGTTTAACTGATGGAACTTTTTTAATCTACAAGCTCCTTGAAAGCTTTCCTGGCGTGAATCAAGTTGTCTCGCGGTAAGACAACCAGATCATTATCAGAATTCAAGCAGGCAACGAATCTGCTCCGATATGTGTGTGTGTTCCATACCGTCCCCTGAAATTTGTGATTATCGCTAGCCTCTAATTCTTCAACAACCAAGAGCGGATGATTACACCAATTCGGTTCATAACATCTACTGGCCATATCGTAGCGGATCATCTCGAAGTCGTAACTGCGACAAGTTCTCCCAAGTGAGTCATACTTGACGTAAACGTTGCTTGCTCGAAGCACAACGAGATCTTTGGGCTTATATTCGATTTGACTGGGATTCATGTTACTCAGAAGCTGGACTTGTTCCCCAGCCCGCTCTTGCAAGCTCGCCAAGTATACGTGAAGTACTTTGATCCAAAGACAAAGGACTACACTCGTAATTGATCAAGCGAACTTCTCGACTCAAAGTATCGAGGAAAATGTGTTCCCTTCGTGTAACACTTATGCGACGCATTCCCATTGGCGTTTTATCTTTGATCTTGACAACACCATCAGATACATGCACATAAACTTCGTCAGCTATGTACAGAACTGCACGAGTTTCAACGCCGATTCGGGCATTAGTCGTCTCGCGAGCAACTTCATCAACAGTCAATCGCGGGTTGTAGATCCAAATGCAAGTCATCACCTATCTCCTCTTCCAGCCCATTGCGACTGCCTGGTCAACGATCATTCGCTCATCAGACGTAATAAACCCATCATGGTTGATGAATGAAAATTCTTTTGTCACCATATTGAGGAAGATATGTGGCTTAATCGTAATGTTACCGTCAGGGCACTCGCCCCATCGATTCTTGACAGTAATCACGCCATCGCAGCCATGAAAAAATACTTCGCTAGCGTAACGAATTAATGCATGCAAGCCAAACGTGCTAGTTGGGTGGCCCATGCCGATTTCCCAATTAAACCACCATACTTGCTTTCGCGGATTAAATAGCCAGATACATGCCATGCCACAATTATACCATGCGACGGCAGGCGAATGCACGCTAGAATCTCAAAGTGTAAATCCGAGATCCCGCGCCATAGATGCGATGGACACAATTATCAAAGGCGATCTGTCGCTCTGATTTGCCTCTTGCCGCCCTGAACTTGAAGCGATCGAGGCGTGTCGTTCCATCGGAGTACCAGTACGAAGGGCCTGTATCTCCAGCGTGCTCAAATCCCGCCTTTGCATAGACACTCCCGGCGCTCAAATCGAGATCAGCATACGTCACAATTCCGTCAAATCCTTCATTCTTTGCCCACTCAATTGCGATTTTTAGCAACCGTTGAAATCCTCCAACTACTGCTGTATTTAGCCGACTGGCAAATCGTGCGATCTCAATCATATTTTGATCTCGATACTTCTTTTGTCTGGGAACTCTCAAGGTGATGATTGATACGAGCTCATCCATGTGTCGCAAGCCGAATGCTATCCTTGCTGGTGTGCTCCCGTAAATGTGCCAGCTGTCAAGATGTATCGCACTTTCTTTGGTAGAAATCTGGGCGGGTGGAGCGCAGCTCCGAGCATAGATCTTATCTGACTTGCCAAGAGAATGCCTGATGATTGATTTGCAGACGCTCTGCCTGTCCCTCCAGGCATCTTCATAAATTCGAATGAGTCGTATATCATTGTCAGCACAACTCAGCGTCTTACCCAAAGGTGCACGAGGTGACGGTGCCTTACTTGCCTCACTGTGCCAATACAGACCGTCATATTCAATACCAACTGACTGCTCTTGCACCAAAATATCGATCTCTTTGGGCCCAATCAAATGTCGATCATTTCTCTTCACAGAATGCTCACTTACGAGCGAACAAACAAAGTCAGCAATCGCAAGCTCTGCTTGCGATGTTGTGATTGGATGACATCGGGAGCAAAGGCTGCCGCGCTCAAGTGCCTGCAATGTCTTTTTGTCGACATGATTGCACACAGAGCATTTGATGTCGAGATACTGATTTTGCCGGGTTTGATAATCATTATAGCTCGTGAGGACAACAACACCTCTTTTCAAGAGAGCGCCAGATCGCTGTTCAAACTCATCACAACTAATTCGCCTTTGCTTTCTCATTAGCACAAGACTCTCTTCTGTATGACGCTTCCCAAAAAATGGATTGTTTGCTCCCGTCATTTTCTCTGCTAGCGCGCCCACTCTTGCATCCGTCTTCTTCGTCTTTCCCTTGTTCCAGGCGGGAGCTCGTCCGCCTTTTCTCCCGCCAGCTATTGACGCCTCGCTCGAATGCACCTTGCAGTATGTTCGGAACTTAAACCCGACACGTCGAGGAGTTTCTCCGCACACAGGGCACTCAGGCTTGATGTCATCATAGAAATGCTTAATCACATACTCATCGACTGTGAGATTGTGCACACTTCGCAAGTGGATAGCGAGTTTCTTCCCTGATTGCTTTTGACCAGAAAAGTCAACATTGCATTCGAGGCACTTCATGTCATAACACCCTTTTAGGGTAAGTATACTCTTGAAGCGCAAATTGTATCGAAAACAAGCAAGGCGGCCCAAAAAGCCGCCCTATTACTTGCCAGATGAATCTACATCAGATGATGTTAAGATCCATTACTGTCACCGTGCCATAAAAATCAGCACGAACCATCTTCTTACCGTAACGAGTCATGACGCCCTTACGAGGAGTGAAATCCTCGGGTGCGAAGATCGTCGGGGTGACGATGAGAGGCACGTACGGAGCATACACATAGCCAGTCTCGAGGTAGGAACCACCCTTGTAACCGACCAGGATCTTCTGGCGTGGGAAGTAAGGATCCTTGTACACGGTGAAGCGGTTGCTCAGTGTACCCACAGCCTCAGCACCGATGCTGAATGGCGCGCCAACCTGACCCATGCCGTCGATGGAGAGCGCCGGCTTGTAGAGGACAGAAGCCTCGAGGATGGTGCAGATGTCCGGGCTGGTAACAATGAAGTTAGCCGAGCCGCGAAGTGTCTTACGGTGAATCTGGTTAGCCACATCGATGATGGTCTCAATCAGAGTCTCGTACCACTCACGAACCGTACCGGTGAACTGCGGTCCAACATGGAGGGAGGATGCCAGAGTGACCTGTGCACCAGTCTCCTTGTTCACGAACTTACCAGGAGCGCGCGACCAGTAGAAGTTAGCTCCTTGAGCCTCGTGTAGAAGGTCGCCCAAGATCTCGCGGTCGATCTCGAGGGCCACTTGCTCGGAGAGGATCTGAGTGAGCTCGACCTCAGCGTCCAAGCTGTGGTAAGCGTTCAGGTCCTGAGCAAGCTCTGGTGACCAGCGAGCACGGAGCTTACGGGTCTGAGCGGTAACACTGATGCTTTCGATCTTGATGTCGATCTCAGGGATGGCCGGGGAAGGAGTCACTGAGAAGTCGGACTCGAAGGTCGGAATGGTGAGAGCCGAAGCATCTGTACCATCCACATCCAGGTTAGCAGCGATGACATGGGAGCAGGTCAAGTTGAGAATGGCGCCACCAATGTAAGTACCAGATGTCACCATCAAGATACCAGCACCAGGTGTTGTTGTAGTAACGTACGGGTTGGCTGTGAAAGCGCCACCAGCAAAAGTACCGAGAGTGTTCAGGCGACGAACGTTCAGAACGTTGTTGCCACCCTGGACATTTTGCGGAATGACTGCCAAGCCCTCGCCTGCCGGGTTGTCGGAGAACAGGGTGAAGTCCTTGACCATAGTGAGATCGGTATTTGTACCGAAGTCAGCCAAGCTCAAAATCAGGAACTGGAATTGACCCAAACCATTAGCAGGTGTACCATCAGCATTATCAACTTCAATGAGGTTGGAAATCTGCGGATCGAACATCAGCATCTGACCGTCAGTGCCCGTTGCATGCAGGTTTGCGCCGTTAGTAATCGTGTTACTGCCAGCATACGCACCTGACGCCAACAGAGCAGTACTAATGACTGAAGAGCTGTGCACCTTGGAGTAGGAAGTACCGACCAGGTCGTATTGACCACCTGTGCCCAAAGAACCGGAGCGAACGCCCTTGCCCACTGGATTGTTGTAGATTGACTGGTTGGGTGCGAAGGTCTGAGCATTGGCAGTACCAGCTGCACCGGTTGTGAGGTTGGAGTCACCACCGACGCGGGTACCGTAGGTGTAATCCAGGTAGAAGAGCAGGCCAGAAGGCAGGCTCATGGGCTGAATTGAAACCAGCTCGTTAGCGACCAAGCCACCGAAGACACGGCGAACGATCGGGAATGCGATGTTGCTGAAGCCGCGCAGGTCGCCAGATGACGAAACGTTGCCGCCGCCACCGGACAGGGAGCTGGTCTCACGGAGAAGCTGCATTGCCTGGTTCTCAAGCAAGCGCGCCATGTTCTCACGCTTGGTCTTATTCAGGCCGCGCAGAAGACCAGTACGGCTCCACTTCTCAACGAGGGTGTTGGACTCGCTACCAATGTGGCGCTCGCGAATACCTTCAGTTAGTTGCTTTAGTGTGAATTTACTCATGATTTTTTCCTTTAGAATCGATTGAGTGGGTTTATTCTCTTCGCGTGTTCCGTTAAGCCTTGTCAGGCAGCCCTGCCAATTGTGCCCAACGATCAACAGTTACGTTAGAAGAAGCATTTGAGCTTCCGCCGCGTCCTGCAGAGCGTGAGGAACCACCGGTGGAACGATGAGCAGTCTCAGTGAGAGACTTGGACTTACCACGGCGATTAAGCGACTCGGTAAAGCCCTTGTACAGCAACTTAACTTCCCTTAGCGACTGCGCTTTGTCCAAGGAGCCAACGATTGAGCGAAGTTGCTTCTCGTTGAGCGACTTGGTGTGCACCAGTCGATTTACATAAAGGAGCTTAGCATTGAACAGATTCTGTTCCTGCAGCTGCTTAGTTAGCACGTTGATCTTCTTGCGAAGGTCTGCGCGCTCCTTGCGAAGAGCTCGATTCTGACGGCTCTCATTTCGAAGTCTTTTAAGTGTCTTGCCCTCGACCTTGACGGTGCCAACACCATCTTGTTTATTCAGGTCGGAGTCATCGGAGTCTACAAATGGCTCACGATCCTTCTTAGCTCCGCCAAAAGCGGCTAAGCACTTAGGATCATCAGCGTTTCCTTCAGCGATCTTGCGCATACGAAGAAGCTCTCTCCTGAGCATGCTTTCATCGATATCAACGACTTCATCATCGCCCATATCACTGAAATCCATTTCTTCGTCGCCGGTCTCGGCATCATCGGTCATCTCGAGGTCTTCGTCGCCGATATCGAAATCTTCGCCGTCATCGCCGACAAGCTCAAGATCTAGATCGGATACATCGACACCCGCTGGTAAGCCAGTGATTTGAAGGGTGGCACCGGCTTCGGACTCTTCCTCAACCTCTTCCTCGCCCTCTTCCTCATCTTCAAGCTCAACATCAAAGTCTTCGCCATCGTCGAGACCAATTTCTTCATCGTCTTCGGTCATCCCGAATTCCATCATTAAATCCATCTCAGTAAGCCTCTTGCGAGTAGCCATTTCAGTAATCTCCTTACGAAGTTTTTCAAGTTCTTTTGAACTCTCTCCTGCAATACCTATCGCCCCACCGCTGAGGATTCTCATTTCGTTGAGCATTTTGTCACATAGTCGACCCAAAAGAGAAAGACTCTTCTTATCACGGCCTAAATGTGACTCCAGCAAGGTATCGCCAAAGCCTAAGCTATTTTGAATTCTCTTAACACGATTGTTGAAGTCTAACTTCGTCTTGGGTGTGACTGATTCTTTGAGTGTCATCAAAGCCTTTGCTGATTCCATGTTCAGCAAAAGAGTATCGTCACTATCAGATCCTGTATCCGTGTCGTTGTCACCATCAGACTCTGTCATATCATCTTCGTCGTCATCATCAGACTCTGACAAAGAATCAAGAGATAGGGTAACAGTTCCATCAGTTGGCATTGGCATATCGCCAGTAGTGCCGCCCTCAGGTTCGACGACAGTCATATCACCGGTTATGTCGCCAACAGCCCCACCAAGAATGTCCATTTCTTCATCGACATCTTCACCCAAAATTTGCTTCTCAATTAGCTCTCGAATGCGAGGTGTAATCGCTTCGACTACTGTTCGAGTAGCGTTATTTTCTGCTGCTTGTCGAAGCTGTCTGGCTTCTAAGAGCGCCTCGTCATATAGTTTTGTCATACTTGCATCCTATGCTAACGACAGTACATATTCTCATCAACACGAAAGATTAATGAAAGCTCTCGCAAGAATCCTCGTTATCATCAATCTCTTCTTCTGAATCTGTACAGTCGTCGTGGAATTGCTTGGTCAAGTCGTCATGATCTCTTTTTATTTTCAAAAGTGGGCGTTCATCGTCGGTTGGAATATCATCAAGTGTATATGCAGGAGCCATTTCATCTCCAAACATTACAGGTGGCGGACGAGTCCAGCCCTTTAAAGATCCTTTGCCACCGCCGCCCTGCTTGCCAGGAGCCGTTTTGTATACAGTCGGAGCCATACCACCGGCTCCGCCTGATGCTTGACGTCCTTTATATAGATCAGGGAAGGGAGAGATGGAGTTCGCTGTACCTTCGCCTAATCCAAAGTACTGACGATCAACATTGCCACGACCCTTGTTTGCATCGCCCGTTGTTCTCTGGCCTATCTTGTTTGCAAAAACTTGAACGTCATCAATGTCAAGTGGCTCTTCCTCTTCAACTTCTGGATCCAATTCTTCGGGTCCGTCAGTGTAGGGATACTCCGTTCTTGCCTGATGCGTAGTACCTGCGCCTGTAGGCTTTCCTATGTGCCCGAATCCATGACCCTGACGTGCATCGTGAGCACCGCCGCCTGCAGTGAACTCCAGGAGCGCAAATATCTTTCGATAATGTCTAGCCAGGAGCCCCACAGAGCCCCCTAAGAGCTACTACCTAACGTATACTCACCGATAACTTGCTGGCTAATCGGTCTTGAAGTATCACTTGGATTTGCAAGTCCGTCACCTGATCCGTATTCTGTACCCGGATCTGACGGCCAATCTGCAGGGGGTGCTGGGATGTCGCTTGCATTCATGCTACCTGGACCAGGCGAACCCGGCGCGGGTGCGTAAGGTGAGCCGGGAAGGCCTCCTCCACCTGTAGCAACATCAGCATGGTTGGGAGCGTCATCGTAGTCACGATTATGCAGGCCAAAAGTATGACCACCATCATTCACCAGCTTGCCAGCAATCATGTTGTTTCCCATTGTTTCGACCGTTGCATAAGTCAAATCACCAGCATGAATTGGTGATGCAGGAAACATTGACTGCAGTCTAGCAGTATCAGACTCGCCGCTACCATAAGTTGTTGGAACGACTTCGACTGTAGTTTGCTGATGTGAGGGCATAATATCTCTCCTGTGTTATTAACTAGGAGCGAAGCTTAGAAAGGCGCCTCTTCGAACGGGCACGAGCCTCGCGAATTTTCTTGATGGCGCTGATGTACTTTGCTTCCTTGATCTTCAAGGCAGCCATGAAATCAACTTCTTTTTCAAGAGTGTCGGCAAATTCGTCAGCTTCGACCTCAGTGGTCTTCTTTGCTAGATCAACGAGTTCCTTCTCAAAAGCATTCTTGTCAGCATCGAGCTTAGAAGCTTCTTGAAGGATGATTGCCTTGAGCATTTTGGGGGTAAGCTTGTGTGTAGCCATCGATTCTATCTCCCGTCAGAAGAACGTGCTGCTAGTACATATGCGCTCATACAGGAAAAAACTACTCAAGGAGTCGTCATTTTGCTTAATCGGCACCTGGACGTACGGGCCCAGCAAAAGCCAGATCAGCCCACTTGCTTGACGAACCCGGAGCAATTTGCTCAAAAATGGCGGCAGGATCTCCAGCCATTTGCGGTCCTGATGTTGGGTTGGGTCCACGACTGCCCTCAGATAGCTGCGTACTTCCCAAAGCCTGATCAACCTGCGATGTTCTTTGCAAAGAACCTCGAGCTGTGTCACTCAAAATCTCTTGCATCAAGGGATCAGCCGACAGCGTCTCTACGGCATTTTGCACATTCTCTTCAAAGCTTTCATTGGGGACGATTGGTGTGTCCAGAGCCGCAGTTCGTCGCTTTCGATTCATGTTTTCGACGACATGCTGATCTCTGTGCCCAAGACCCATACCTCGACGTGATTCTGCACTCTTGTGAATTGTTTCTGTCAATGCTTCAGAAGACTCAGACAATCCTTCTGCCAAAATCTCAACTAAACACTCTTTGACAATCTGCTTCAGAGCAGATCTTTTCATCTTAGCCATTAGCCAATACCCTTAAATGAACCAGTGCCATAGAGAGAACCGGTCAAGACTGGGAATTGAGAATACTCAACACCGGTCAGGCCAGCTAGCACACTGTATTCTACAGTGTTGACGTCAGCAAGGAAAAAGAGTTCTTTACAACGAATCTCTAGACGGCCTGTTGTGTCATTTCCTGACAAGATTAGGTAGTTGTTTGTTACAACACCCTGGACGCCGTTCGAAGAAAATCCGATACGCATCGGATTGTTACTAAGATTGTTTACGACAAAAAATCTCGTAGCATACGGAAAGGTGATTTGTCTTGGTGTCGTTGCATCTACGGGATCACCTGCAGATGCAGTAACGTACGGTACACCTGAAATCTGATATGAAGGGACGTGATTGGGTCCCGTTTTTGGATGGTCAAGTGCCATTAGCCTCTCCAGCTCATGATGTCATTAAATATCCGATCAATACGATCATCTTTTCGGAATTGCTCACGAAGATTCTTGAGCTCGGTCGACGTAACCTCTCGCCCCTCTCGCATCATGAAAGCGCCTGGGGTGCTGGGCTCACTAACGAAGTCCCAACAAATTAGCTGGAAGTCGTCTTGCACGATTTGTCGATCTCCATCACGGCGTGTTGATCCTACACCGCGCGATGAAATACCCAGTGTTACGCCCGATTCTACCAGGCTTTGCAAAATCTTTCCCGACGGAGTATCTAGAAGCTCCACTTCGCCCAAGACATTTGCGCCATCGAGCCAAGCACGAGTAATTAGATGTGATGCATTCTTTAGTTCAATGACGCTGCTATCAGGGTGATCACACTCTCCTAATGATCTGCGCTCCTGGATGAACTTTTGATAATTTCGAATCTCACGCTCTAGAATTGCGACCGGATAAACACGACCGTTTTGATTCAGTGTGTCGGCTTTTTGCAGAATGCCCTTGAGGACGATTTTTCCATCGTTTCTCTCTCGAAACTCCATGATTTTCTTGGAGTCGTAGTCAAAAGGCATCCATGAATGCAATAGTTGTTGAACGCTCATTACGCCTCCAAAAGCTCAGATTTGAGTTGAGCGATTGTTAAAAATTGAGTGATTGTCTTGTCAGTAATCTCTTTTAAAGAAATGTCAGAAATATCGTTACGAACTCTGGCGGCTTTCTCATTGAGCAATTGATTATCAATCGTTTCTATATATTCATTCATCTCAGCTAGCGTCTTTTGCCGAATTGACTCTAGTAGGCTAGCAAGTTTACCTTGATTGTCGTCAGAAGATGACAGCGTATACAGCCTGACAATTTCTTTTTGCTCAGTGTTGAGAGCTTTTCCAAACTTAGCGTTCAGCTTCTCTGTCATGATCTTGACAACAAGAGCATCTGAGTTTGTATTAGTCAAATCGTCAAGATCGATTTCTCGCTTCTCTTCAAGCAGCCAGCTTCGCACGCTGTCTTCATACTCGGCCATCTGACTCAAAGCTGACCGACCGGGATTTCTCCAGTCATTGAGCAAAGTCTGAATTGTTGCGTACATGCGATACTCAGGAATACGACGCCTAAAGAACTGTTCGTCATTTAGTCGATGATTAATGCTTCGAATAAGAAGTGATTTTTCTCGTGTGAGAGTTTTGTCATTAGTTTCCTTAGCGAGGCTTCGAGCCTCAGCTAAGATCGTCTGCGCAACGCGATCAGAGCTTGCTGTCGTTTTGACCATTGCCCCAAATAGACGAAACTCTCGATATAACTCGCTTCCTGGCTTGAAGTGCTCTCTAATGATTTGTGACCCTTCACGAATCTGATTGATATTGTTGGTCGCTACACCGTGTGCAATATGTCGAAGAAGAAGTTCATAAACGATTCCGACGTTTCTCTTCTTATTGTGACTCTTAGCCATCTTAGTTTTCTCCCGGAAGATCATGTTCTTCAATCTCAAGGTCGATCAAATCCTCTGCTGAATCGACCTCAGAAATTAAAGATGCACTGCTTGTCTTACCTATCTCTTTGTTCAACGAGTTTAAGGCTGATTGTAACTGTCCGCTTAGACGAGCGTGATGTCTTACTCCGTCACTCAAGAAGGATGCGATGGGGTCAACACCATCCTTGAAAGGATCACCCAACATCTCGTCGCGCTTAAAAGGATCACTTGCTCCGCTATTTTTAAGCCCAGCCATTCCCAAAAAATCTGGCATTTTAGAATCTGCTGCGCCGTCTGATACGTTTCTGCGGTCGTTTCTGCGACGGTTCCATGCAGCTTTTTCTGGCGTAATTGGTGCTCCATCTGATTTTGTAACGACAACATCATCTTCATCGACGAGTGACGATAGCAATGAACCAGATTTATCCTGTGCTGACAGATCTAGATCAAGCTCTTCTTCGTCGTCACCTGCATCAGGCTCTGCACCCTCTTCTCCTTCGGCATCCGGCTCTTCACCCATGTCCAGATCAAGATCATCGAAGCCTCCGTCTCCGCCTCCGCCACCGCCGAAACCACCTCCACCTCCGCCGCCTCCTTCATCGCCTGGCACAGCGGAAGCTTCGATTTCTTGATCAATCTTCTTGTCTTCCATTCGACCTTGTTCAATTCGTTCGATCTCATCATCAGTTAAGCCCATGATATTTTTTCGAATCCAATATCGATCCACAACTCCTTCGGGAGCGGCAGCAGCAATATCAAATCGCATTCGAAAAAGTTCAAGCTTTTGCTGTTGTGCGATCGTGGATGGGTTGCTTAGCTTGAGATCGAAATCAAGCAGATCTTCGCCTTCATAACCATGGCAGTACAAGTGGATGATTGCGAGTTTATTCAGCTCGGACAATACTACCTTTTGAATTCTGTGAATCTTCCGTGAGAATCTGATGTCCTCCTGGGACAGTGTGGCCTTACTTGACAAAGCTTCATCGTAGCCCAAGTATGCCTTTGGAACATTTAGCGCTGAGAAGAGCTTCTTCTGAATGTACTCGACGTCCTCAATTGCGGTGACGTTCGTACCACCCGCCAGGGTGTCAATTTTGGTTCCTGTCTCGGAGCCGCGAATAGGAATAAAATAATCCTCGTCGACACTGAGTGGATTGTATCGCAAGTCAACGCGACCTGTGCTTTGATCGACGACTTGGTTGGAGCGCAGGATTGATTTAGCCTGCTCCATGTAACCGGCAACATCTTCGGGCGGAACGTTTCCGACGTCAATGTAGAATACGCGACGCTCAGGAGAGCGAACCACACGGTAAACTAGCATTGCGTCTTCAATCAGAATTAGCTGACGCCAAATTCGTCGTGCACTTTCAAGGATCGACGCGCCGTAAGGCAAGAAAGCATCGTTTCCCAGTAGACGCATATGTGTAATCTGCCAGTTCTCGAGGACTTGGTTGCCTTGCGTAACCCAGCGGAAACGAACAGCTAGCGGATCAGCAGGATCAAATCCCTCTTCGCGTTCAATTTCGTTGACTGGCACGGTGAAGACATTTTGTACGCCGTACTGAGTGCTGACGTCGTTGAACAAGAATACATCACCGTATTTGACAAGATCACGGACCCATGGTGTCAAGTTGAACTCTACATTGAGCGTGTCATAGAACAGGTCATGCAAGATTTGCTTGATTTGACGATTCTCTGAATAGACATGAAGAGTTTTTCCTCTTTCGTCTGCGCTAGAAGATTCTTCTGCATAGATGTCAAGTGCAGATGCGATCTCTGGTGTGTTGTGAGAAACCACGCTATCTGTTGCGAAGTTCTTGTACCCATCGACGGTCAAGTCATAAAGTGGGATGATGCCGTGATACTCGATTGAGACGACTCTATGATTATTGTAGTTTGCCTTGAAATCGCCGTAGTTGCGATAACCTGCTGACTTGACTCGATTAAGCAACTTTGCTGGAGTCGTACCCAATTTTTCTGACAATGCGGTCGATGACATTCCTGTCTCAAAAGCATCACATACCATCTGGAAAGTTAGTGACGAATCGTATCGGGGGTTGTTGTGCCCTCGATTGTCCCAATCATTATTTTGCCAGTTTGTATCATACGCGCGCGCAAACGTGACAAAATCATCGAAACCATTTTGACGCAATCTACGCTTGATCGCGTTGGGATCAGTGTCAAGAACTTTGCAAAGTTTTGCTGAGTTGAAACCTTCGCGCTCACAGATCTCTAGGATGCGCCCGAAAGTAATGTCCTTTCGCTCAGCAGGATTATTCTCTCTCATCCATGCTGAGTGCTGCTTCTTGAACGCGTCAATCCATGCCTTGTTGCGTGTCTCGTCCCACTTTTGCTTGTTGAGCAGGACGCTATGAAGACGAGAGTGTGCCTCACGCGTCATGATCTCCAGATTGCCTGGATGATTGTCGCCTTTCTCGAAGTTTTTGTGATGGACAACTTCGTCGTCGGCAAGAGGGCGCCCTTCTATCCACTCAGCGATCAGTTTGTGCTCTGTCACCCATCCGTTGCGACTATCAGGCACCATCGTGTAAATCCACTGATATCCCGATGGATTTTCTCCGCAGGCAAAGAGATCGCGACGATAGAAAGGCATCATAGAGTCACCTTCCTGGAGTTCGTCGATTCTTCTATACGACCCGTCACGAAGCATTAGTCGGTGATTGCCCGTACCGATCAGTTCTTTGCCACTATCAAATATGACCTTATATGAATGATCGACGCGAGTCTGACGCGCCTGCTTTGCGAGAGACGGGACAATCTGCTTTGAGTTGTGATCGTAAGCATAGACAATGAACTCTTCATCAATGCCATGCTCGTCAGCAAGTTCCTTGATTGTTCGATAGCCACCCGGAACTGCGATTAGTGTGTCACCCGATAGGCAATACTCCATCTCAGAATAGTCAGAGTAGCGAGCCATTCTATCGTACGTGCCATATGCTGACATCGCAGTACTGTAGACATGACTAAGCGTCTTCTTAAAAACATCGTTTGCAGTAGATGCATTACCCTGCTTATAAGCTTTGATCTTGCGCTTTACAACAGGGCCGCTTCTAAAAAGGTGAGTTAGGCGCTGAAACAGATTGTCGTTTTTACGGGCCATTTTCGATCCTGTTCAAAAATTCATTAACTTCTTGCTGTGGCATGTCACCCAAATCACCATACGGATCGGGTGTAAAATGCACCTCGTCTACATATTCCCACAAACCACGCTTAACATCAGAGCGTGATGGTTCGTCATTGTCAAGTATGCCGACGATTTGCATACTCAAAATCTGGAACCAGTCTTTGACAAATTTAGGATTTCTTGTCAAGATAGCAATTGCTGATCTGCCTGTGTTTACTATCTTGATAGCGTCAAAAATTCCCTCGGTAACGTACAAGCGCGAATCTTCGGGGTGGACATGTTCAATTCCCCAGACTGCAATCTTTTTACTTCGCCCGCTACTTGTAACGTGCGTAAAATATTTCGCCATTTCGGGAGAAATGCTTTGTCCAACCTTAGGCCTGCCTGGTCGATATGTTTGATAGCCAACAATCTGACCAGACATGTTGTACAGTAGAAAGGTCGCGACTTGTGAATCTTCATCAATGATGACATTGATCTTGTCAGGATCTAACCCGCGATTCAACAATTCCTGTCGTACTGATTCTTGCAGAAGATACATTGTGTACTCATAGCAGCCACTTCAGATCTGACGATATGCGGCGTGCATTTTTTAGACGAGTTTTCTCACTTCCCGCATTCGATAGAATGTCGTTGGGATGGTTGGGTAAAAAATTGTCCCATGGGTGTTTGCCTACACCGCGCAAGGGTTCCTGTTTGTATTCTTTGGTTGATGTACCCATTGCATTTAGCATTGCGTCATTCAACTGAGTAGCATGCATCCCGTAATCATCTGTTCCGTCATAAAACCAAGATCCGATTGCAAATGACATAACAAGATCGTCGTTTGCTCCTGATTGTGCTTGTGCCTTGCCCTTGGTCCAGACAAATTGCTTGAGCTCATTATGAAAGCGGCTTGAGTAAATTCGAATAGCCTTGTTGCGAATTAGCTCTTCCATCTTCGCCAAAATAATTGGTCGTGTCTTGGCATTTGTTGGGAAACCTGCTCTGCTCAAGTCCTGTGGTGGGATGTAGTCGCCCAAGTATGTTGATTTTTTGTCGTTGTGATAATACAGCTTTGTATATCCGAAATCCTTGAGTTTGCCGCAGACATGGTAGCCATACGAGTTGTTCTCAGGGACAATCATCGCATCGTTGAAACGATGACCAGTCTCAAGCAAGAGCTCAGCAAAATTATCGGGTCGAAGTTTACCCTTGTACTCTGCTACGATTTCACCCGCCATCATATCAAAGACATGAAAAGTTGAGTAGTCTTTGCTGTCGCCGCGTGCAACATCAGCAGAGATAACATACTTGTGCTCACTCAGCGGAACCGACCAAAGCCAGCCATTGCGATCTGGTCCAAACTTATCAATGGGCGGCTTTACTAACGTCCCCACCCATCCGATGTCATCAGAATCAAGCAGTGTGTCTCCTGACGCCAAGAAATCGCATAAGTACTCTTGAGCTACCTTCTTCTTGGAGAAGTTTCGTGTTTCATTGTCGAACCAAGCCTGATCTCGCTCAGGATGAACATCCCACATCAACTTGATTGGATTGAATTCGTTGAGCCCAGCCTCTGAGTTTGTGTACAATTTGTGATACTGGCCTCCGACGCCCTTGGGAGTCGATAGGATGATTGCGCGACCGCCAGCCGAGATGGTTGGGTACAAGCCCGTCCAGATTTCATCGAAGTTTCGAATGAATGCTGCCTCATCAATTACTAGCAAAGAAATAGCTTCACTACGACCGGCATCGTCAGATGTTGGAATTGCCTCAATCTTTGACCCGTTACTAAACTCGACTGTCTGTTTACTCATTCCCGTGACTTGCGGGAGAATCAACCATTTAGGCAAGCCCGCCAAGATTGTGCGAACTTTTCGAATAATGTTTTGAGCTACAGACTTTTTCGTTGCAATGACAAGTAAGTTCTGGTCCTTGTGAAAAAGAGCCAGCCATGTAAGATAAGCAGCAACCAAAGTTGAAATGCCTAACTGACGTGCCTTGAGAATAACGTTGAGTCTGTGGGTCAAGAAGTCTTGAATGCAGTCATCCTGGAATGGATACGTCGCAAACGGGATCAGTCCTCTCGTCGGGTGCTGAATCTTACAGTAAGAATTAATGAAATGCGAAGGGTTCTTTCCGCACTTGATAATTTCCTGTACTTGACGACGATTGACTGCAGACATTACTCGATCTCAAATACTGTCACGAAGCGATACAGTGCAGTTCGTTTGGGCGAAATGTGTGACTGACAATTGACAATCTCGACCGACGGCTGTGTTGACTTAAGCTTGACTTTTAGTCGGCGCCCAGTTGCTGCACGAAACTCGCGCTTAAACTCCTTGAGGTACTTGTCCGTAGATTGAACAGCTTCGTTCTCCATCTTCGGGATCTGCTGGCTCATTGCCCGATCAGATGCAAAGACCACAAGTGTCTGATACGCGATTGTCATCCCCGTATTACCTACCAGTGAGCACTTAATCGCAATAGTAGGCACAGTTGCTGCTGAGGCTTTGCCCCATGTAGTGTTGGTAATGTTCCCAAAGGCATTTACTTCTTCGGCTGAAAGCATCGAATTTCTCCTTGCTGTCTGTGTTGTAAGTATCTTCTTAAGTAATCGGCAATCTAATCAGATTGCTCTGGCGTCTTTTAACTTCACATTTGACGTCATTTTCGTCAGGACGCCAGCCCTCAAGCCAATCACTTCGGCGTGGTTCTGCCCATCGAGACGAACACCATGAACAACAGCCGAACTCTCGAAATGCACGAGAATCATCCGCATCGCGCATTAAAAGCTTGCAGACGGGGCAATCTAGCGGCACACGATCGCGATGCGATGCTGGAATAATAACATCGAAACCCGACGTATGTAACGACACAAGTCTGTCACGACTAATTGAATTCCATGCGCTCGACAGATCAGCCTCCTAAAGAGACGATCTTAAATCAGCAGCACTATTCGTAAACGATCTGCGAGTCCTTGCCATTCGATGTGATATCGATCACGTTGTCGACTACATCTTTTACAGCATCTACGTGTGTGATAATCAGAATACGTCGAAACCACTTCTTGAGCGAAACTAGCAGACGATTACATGCCTCTACATTCATTTCATCAAGGTTACCAAACCCTTCATCAATTATAAGCATGTCTGTCTTAGGCAGTGAAGAGATATTAATCAGTGCCACACGTATTGCTAGAGATGCAAACATTTTTTCCATGCCTGATGCCATCTCAATGATTCGACGACTATCGCCGTAGTCGATGAAGACATCCATTGCATTGGAGTCTTGATCTGCAACAAGCTCAACCGTGAAGGTATCAACGCCAGTCAGAATCTTTGCAATTTCTGCATTGATAACAGGAAGTTGAGATTGGATGATCTGCAGTGGGATTCCACGTTTAGACATCGCCCTGATTAGGTGATCATATACACGCCACGTCTGTCGTTGCGCCTTGTACTGATCACGCTCACTTCGAAGTGAATCGACATCACCATCGATGCGCCCTATTCGACTAGCTGCAGAAATGCGCTCAGCGTCCTTCTTCGAGATTGCCTTCGTCAACAGATTGATTTCGCGCTTGAGAGCAGTAAGTGTGTCACTGGCACCATCGTCAACTACACGGTTTTGCAAATCTTCAAGCGTCGCCTGAGAGCTTCGGACTTTTCCATCAAACATTATCAAAGCAGTGTTTTCTGATGACAAAGACGCTTGATTCTTTGACAACTCTAAACGAAGCTTGGAACTCTTGTCAACTGATGTATTGATTTTTTGGAGTTGCTTCCCTAATGCGTCTTTATCCAGCCGAGACAGAGACCGCATAGTTGCATCAATTTGAGAAACAAGTGATTCGACAAGTAATTTTTGATCATCGATCTTGTCACGATCTAAGTGAGAATTGCTAATGAATTTGCACTTAGGGAACTGAACCCCGCAGGGCACTTCTGTCAGGATTCCTACTGACTTCTCTTGACGAGCAAGTCGAGATAGTGCTCGCTCATGTTCGTGGCGCAAATCCCGGAGGCTGTCATCAATTTCTCGAATTTGCGCCAAACTCTCTCGAATCTCAGCGGCATTTGTGCTTTCGAGAAAATTGCCTACTTCAATTAGCTTTGTCTTGATTACATCGTCTGCCTTTAGTAGCTCAGTGATCTTGCTCTCAGTGCTAGCTTTATTTCTCTTGAGGCTGGCCAAAATCCCTTCTTGCTTTTCGACGTCGGCCGGAGTAACAACTTCAGAATTAGCAAAACCAGACAGCTCAATCTTTTTCTCCTGGAGATCAGCTCGCTTCTCAGACAGTTCAGTGCTAATTTTTCTTGATATATCTTGCAGCCTGACGCGCTCCTTGATCATGTCATCAATTAGCGCATCCCAATCCCGATCGGGGGCAGATCTGATCTTACTCTTGAGGTCAGAAGACTCTTCTTTGAGTAAGTCCAGCATCTGATCAAACACGTCGAGCCCTAGAAACTTGGTTAGATACGCTTTTCGAGCTGTTGCTCGCTCCTTGATAAAAGTATTCATCTCTCCCTGGGTTGCCAGGGATGTCAGGAGGAAGTCTTCAGCAGTACCCACCTTCTCTCGAATGAGCTTTTCAGTTCTGCGACGTTGTTCGGCACTCAAATCCTCGGCTTCGTTTCCATTTTCATCGAGTCGCCAAAGATTGAGATGCGTGAGTGCGTTCTCTTCACCAGCCTTATTCTTCCTCCTGACTGATTGTCGATCAATCCGAATAGTCTCTTCACCCAAAGAGAGATCTACAGTTGCTCGACAAAATGATTTTCTCGTATTAATTACATGAATATTCTTGATTGGCCCACGATCTGTCGTGTTAAAGACACCATAAACTAGCGCTCCAATGATTGATGACTTGCCGCGTCGATTCCGGCCCAGAATACCCGTGATCCCGTCCAGATTTTCGAAGTTGATTAGATTGTCTTCACCGTATCCAAATGTATTTGAGAATGCTAAGCGCTTGACAGACCACTTACGACTTCTCTGAATCATGTCACTGCGAGCGATTACATTGATATTCTTTCGAACGATCTCCTCAATGAGCTCCCAGTCTTCATCACTTAACGAGACGTTTTTGAGATATTCTTGAAGCAAGCGGACATGCGTTTCGGAGTCTCTAAGATCTGACTTTTGCAAACTCTCATCGAGAACTTCAATTGTGTTAGTCTGTGGAACAAACTTGTCTTGAAAAACGACTTCGGCTGCGCTCTGTGTAATACCGAGTTCATTTTTGATTTGTGTGATCTCAGTCTGCAGAATGGGCTCCTTCGTTCTGACGCGAAAACGTGCACCCTTTGCGTGCTTCTGCGCCTCGATCATGGTCTCGGGAACAGAGCCGGCCCAATCAATCGTAACGAAAGGCTTGCTATGTGGAATCTCATGGAAGTCTACATCAAAGTCATCACGATTTCGAATGTCCCACATCAGGAAGCCCTTGCCTGTTGTCTCACCGTAATTTTGCTGGATGGCAGCACCACTGTACATTATGTTGGGTTTCTTCTTTCTGATCCTGACCTTAGCCACAAATCACCTCTCTAATTTCATCATTCGTCATCGCCGAATATTGTGTATCTGTTATGCGAATTAGCTTAATCCCGCACTCTTCGCACCAGACATTTTGTTCCAGGTCTCGATAGTACGTTTTGAGAATCGTCTCATCTCTCAAATTTTCAGAACTTTTAATCTCCGTAATAGGTCGATTCAAGCCGTGCCAGTACACACCGTCAAATTGCACATATACATCACCAATTTTGAAGTCGATATTCCATCCATTTAACAATACTTGTCTTTCGACATCATCACCAAAAATCTCGCAAAGAGAATCGTAAAATGCATCTTCAATCTTCGACTTGCCATACGAACCATTTTTCTTCATTGTTCTGTGTCGTTTTTCATGCGCCTTGCGTGAATTACAGCTTTTTCGATTATTGGATGTTTTAAATCCGTGATCAACGCCATAATCTATAGTCATGGTCTTTTTTCTTTTATCGCACGATTCGTGTTCATGACTTAAATCGCAGCCCTTTCTTAGTGCATTTATTATAATTTTCCTATACTCATTATCGTTTACCCATTTATTCTTCATAAACCTCGACAATCGCTCATAGTGCTCAGGAGAATGATCAAAGTTCTGATTGCCTATCATTGTTTCTTTCTTGTGTTCATCTGAGCACTTGACATCACAGTAATGATATTTTGCATCCTTTGACACCATGTAGCGCTTGCGCCTGAATATCTTGCCACAAAAGGCGCACGTTAGTTCTACCTCGTTTTTACCTTGACCGCGAATTCGATAAAGCTCATGCTGACACTTTCGTGAACACGTCTTCTTCTGTTTACCAGTCAATAATTTTCCACAGTGACATCGTTTTTCTTGCATAGATTCTCCGTATTTTTGCCGCAAGACTAACTATCCATGCATTCAGCAAATTTATGGCGAATCATCAGGAACAACCTCCCACCCATCATCGAGATAATTCTCAAGCTCCGCTTCGTCAACTTCTTGATAAGACCAGCGCTCAGCAAGTGATTGGCAGCGATGAATGTCACCCAGCATGGCAAAATCATACTTTGAGAAAAAATCGACATCGATCTCGCCCTCAATCTTCCAGTCAACATCTGTTTTGCTTCCCCAGACTGCGCCATGATAAACTGCGATGTTGATCTCATCCTTAACGGGCTGAACTCTGGGCCAACTCTTCTCATCGAAGCACGAGAATACACACCAATTGAAGCCCGGAATTCCCGATGGATAACAACCGCTCTTCTTGTACAGGTGGATTCGGGGACTATTGAGAGCACTAATGACTGGCGAGATAGCATCTTGCCTGTCTAAATTCGTCATAATCCCGTCATGATTACCCAAAATGATATGTGTAGGAGCAATCTCAGCCAGACTTCGGAACCACCAAGTTAGACAATCAATTATCTCAGGTGAGATGCCCTGCGTCTTGCTGTGAAAAATGTCGCCACCGACGTAGATCAGATCAGGCTTGAGCTCTCGTGCTTGCTCAAAAAATTTCTCAAATGCATCCCGATACTCATTGTGCCTTGACATTCCGCGCCAGTGCGCGTCAGCCAAATGTATAATGCGTACTCCCATTTACTCTCCGATTCGCTAAAAGCGACACGTATATAGAAAATACCCTCTCGCAACAACAGTGTATTTTCTTAGCAAGTCTAATTATGATAGAGCGTTGGCGGTGGCCCAAGCTGCAATTCGCATCTTTAGTTTTTCTGCGCTCGAAAATGGTGTCGCTTCGTCCTTGGCACGCAGGAAATCTTTCCGTGTCATCTCACCGACATCAGAAAACTTGCCAAGATCGAGCACTCTAACAGCAACGTCATACGATGCCAAAAGGCTCGCAATCTTAGCGGCTTTCTTTTGAGCATCTGAGTCGAGTGCTAAAACGATTGGAGTTTTGGCATCTACTATCTTCCAAAACAACAAGTGATCTTCTGTTAGCGACGATCCTTGTAGACATGTTGCATTGCCTACGCACTTCATCAAATCAAGCGGTCCCTCAACTAGCGTGAGCTCTTTATTCCAGTCGATATCAAGTTCATTAAAAATGATGCCAGTTCTATCTGCAGCTGGAATCAGGTAGTTGGGCTTGAGATGCTTGCTAGCGGCGCGTGCGGCATACGTGTTTAGAAAACCGTCAGCGTCAAATGATGGAATAATTACTCGTCCATCAAAAAGTGAATCATCAGAAACACCGACTCGAAAACGCCAAAGATCTGTCTCTGAATATCCTCTGCGACGCATATAATTGAGTGCACGCTTGATGTCAGGATCGCGAGAGTTTAAGCACAAACCCAGCAACCGAAAGTTGCCCGACATGCTAACACTTTCTTCTTCGGGAAGATCTTCGTCGCCACCAAATAGCTTCGTATTTTTTGGTGCGTAACTTCTGACGTACTCTTGAACGTCAGAATTAGTCCCAGCTTTTCGAATGATGGATACTAAAGAGTTACGCGTTTTCAGTCCGCAAACCCAGCAATGAGCCTGATCCGTCTGGATCTGTATGCTTAGCTTGCGCATCCCCTTCTTTCGACTATTACACGTCGGACTGGGGCACATCACTGAGACGTTGACCCCGTCGCTTGCCAGCGATAGTCCACCAAATACCCTTCGAAGGAATGCAATTTTGTCCTTGCGATTAATCATCGCACAAATCTTACACTTCTCCAGCATCCAAGTACAGAATCTTGCCGGCCCGGGCGATTACCCATGCGTCGCACATGTCATAACAGTACTTCTCGTGTTCCACTTGACCCTTGCGCTTGCCACGCGTAATGATTCGAGTGGGCCAATCATGTGTAATCAATCCCTGTACAGCTTCGAGCACCTTTTCTTT